AAGTCCGCGTAGGGCATCGTGCCCTTTGCTTTGTTGCAGGTTCCGCAGCAGGCGACGACGTTGTCGGGTTCATAGCCCCGGCTGTTGTCGATACGATCGATCCCGTTGTAGGGTACGGGGTCATATCCCGGGAACGTAAAGCTGTTGTCTTCGACTACCCCGCAATAGTGACAAGGTGAGAACAGGAGTTGTTCGACCAACTCCTTCGATAGACACCAACTGTAATTCCGTGCCCGCGCAGAACCTCGATATTTGCTTGACAGGTTGTTGATCGCAAACTCTCGGTTTGAGAGCCTGCGTAGGTTGCCGGTCGCACGCATCTCGGTTCTGAGACATCCACAACTTTGAACTCGAGCCTTCTTGTAGAGGTTCGAACCGGATACGATGGTCGTCTGACCACATGAGCATTCGCACAGGTACTGAGCGTTGTTGCCGACGTAGTGAGACAGACTCACGATCTTGAGCCGGCCGATGGTTCGCCCAGGAAGTGTCTGAGGCCTACCCATAGTTCGGCCACAAGGTCCGCAGGTAGTGGTTCGGCGACAGACTCGAGAGTCTGAGCCGCAGTTTTGCGAGTGAATACGCTGACAACTGGTGAGTCATCATTGGAAACGTCCTGATTAAGCGCTGCTCGCCACAGAGCGAGTCACCAGCGCGATTTATGGGATTGGTTGGTCTTGTCACCCCCGTAGGGGAGAATGGCCGCTGGTGGGCCGCTGTGACGATCTTCACCACAGTGGTGGTTTTGATTTCGCTGCGAAATCGGGACCAGTCGTACTCTCTAGAATATTCTAATTACACTGTACTCTATTTCTTCTTCAGGGGAGAGTAGAGGAGTAATAGAGAATATAACCAAAAAGGGTTCAAATCCGACACATTCAGGCTCAACCGAGTACAGTGTACTGGTCACTAATCCACCCACTGGTCCGAACCCGAACCCGAACCAGCTCCTGTCACAGAGCTGCCAGCCTGCGATCCCGACCCTTGCGGACTCGGGGTCTGAATTTCGTCACTTCGTGATACGAGATGCCCTGTCTCCCGAGCCACGCATGGGCATCGCGAAAGTTCCAGGCCATCAAGGAGCCGAGCACCCGACCCTTGGCATCGAGATAAAAATACTCTGTCATACCAGCGACACCTTGGCCGTGATCCAGATGAAGGCAGCAATGGCCACCGCCACCCCGACGATCCCGATCATCGCCAGCTCAAGAGCCTTCTGGCTCTTCATGTAGCGGACGCCTCGATCGAAACCCTCGCGGTAGTCCTTCGAGCCAAGCGCTCGCTGCTTCCCATGCACGGCGTCCGAATAGCCGTGCTCGAATGTGTTCCAGAACATGGTCAGTGTGCCCTCCTGTAATAAAGATCCTTCTCGGCGCCACCCAGCTGGTGAGCCGCGAGCCGCACCTGGTCGACGATCCAAGGCAGCGAACCGCGAACCCGAGCGAAGATGTGACCCGTGGTCCGGTCGATAATGAGCCAGAGCGGCGCATCGTGAGCCTCGTTGAACAGCGTCAGGCTCGATCGATTTGGCCGTGGCTCGGGTTCGCGGTTCCGGATCGGCTTGGGTGCCTCATGGGGCTTGCGATCCACGAACTGCTCGGTCTGCAGCTCACCGCGGCTCATGGCTCGTGAGCCATGCGACATATATTCGGCCTCGACCCGATCCTGGGTCGCGAAGCTGAACTTGCGGCCGGCTGGAATTTGGGGGCGGGTTTTGTATTTCGGATTGGTTGTTTCGAGGATCATGTTCGAAATCCCGGTTTTCGCGGTTTTAGAGGAAGGTTTCGCGCGTATAGGTTGTAGACGAGGGTATGGCTCCCCCGCAGGGGAGCCTTGGTCTTAGGAGGCGAGGGCCATCGGTTCGGCGGCGGCGGTGGCATTGACCACCATGGCCGTGAGTTGCTCTTGAACCATGGCCATGTCCTCGACTGAGAGGCGAGTGACGATATGGGCGAGCACCTGCATCATGTCGTCACGGCTTGCATCGGCAAGTGCCCCGATTGCGGCCTCTGCCGGCGTCCGTTCCGGCTTGGCGGAAGCGGCGTCTTGCGCCTTGGCTTCTGCATCCTTTGCGGACTCTGCATCGGCCTCCAGCTTGGCAGCGGTGGCTTGCGCTTCTTGTGCGGCATCTGCTTCCGCCTGCTCCTTTTCAGCCTCAATGGCTTCCAAAGACTTGCCGCAAAGCGGCCCATAAGCGTTTTTGCCGCCAACATTCAGCGTGGCCATGTGACGGTTGACCAGTCCGATAACGGCGGTCAAGGCGTCGTCAATTCCCATGACACGAATGTCATTCCAAGCCTGATTACCAAGCAAGAGCGGATTGTGATGCGACTTTTCAGCCAGCGACCACATGTTGTCGAAATTCTTGGATGGTTTGACGTCCTTGCCAAAAACGGCCGTCACCATGTTCTTTTTGGAAACACCCTTGGCAATCGCAAGGTGGGCGTAACCCAGATACTGCTTCCAAGCCGCACGCTCACCGTTGCCTTGAGCGTCGATATCCATGCCGATGATACGATCAGCGACCGTCTTGACAGAGTAACCAGCGTTCGTCTTCGTTGCTTCATTCGTCATTTCCGTTTCCCTTTCCGTTTCCCCCGCGGGGGAGAGTTGAACCATCCCCCGCGGGGGAAACCAGAGAGAGGACACACCTCTCCCGGCAGGCCGCGAGCCCTTGGCCCGCTTCCCTCGTCGATCTCTCGATCAACTGTGATTACTCTATTGCTCCAACACCTGGATTGGAACCGAAGGGTACCACCTAAATATCTGATAGAATTGAGCTATTCGGCCTTAATGGGGTCAGAGAAACTCCGGGAAGTTTTTGAGTTTTCCGACTGCTATCATAGGCCTCCGAGCCGCATTTCGATGACCCAAAGATACTTGCACGACGGTTCTGAGCGCTACCCTTGAACTGCGTGAGTATAGTGTACTTGCAAAATGCAGTCAGTTGAGCGCATAAACTTCAAACCTAAGCGTGTGCAGCGAGACTTCCATATATGATAGCGGACTTAGAGGTTTTTGGACCTTGCGCCCCAGCGGGCAAAGAAATCGAGCCGTTGGAGCTTCAGTACAAACCAAACTCGCGGCAAGAGCTCAATGATGAAGGCATCGCAGGTCTGAAGAGCTATCTTGAAAGTGCCAACCTGCTCGAAATCACACGCGTTCTGAACCAGAAAATGGTGATCCTGTGGGTCATGGACATCAAGGGAATTATCCACTTCGCTTTTGAAGAGATCGTTCACGCATCCAACGGCGAGTACCTTATGCCCTATGTACGGGAGAATTACGCGGTAGAACAGTTGAAGGACGATATCGAAAAAGGTGTAGTCGGTCGTCTAGGTCATCCTTCTCTTTTGGAAGGGAATAGAGAGGCTAGGATCGGTGGAGAAATTGTCCTCAGATTGGAAGACGGTGACGAGACACTATGGAAGCTCAACCGGCGTTCAGGAAGATACGGGCAGAGGCCCCACCAGACCGATGAGCATTTAAAGGCTGTTCATTCACTCTTGACCCAAAAGGGACTATATCTAGGTCTTGAATAGCGGTTTGATCCGCAGAAGGTATCAAAGATGAACCTGGCCAACACTTCGCCAAAGCAACTTAGGAGGCTTTCTGGGTTGATTGCCGAGAGCGATGAGACGCTCGCAGAGTTCCTAAGTTCGCTCCAAAGCACCCTCCTAGCATTCCCGCTCGACAAGGGCGCGTTCCGCGACGAGCTTTTTATGTTGGGCGCCGACTTGTCTAACACTGGAGTGTTAGCCGCGGCAGGCGAGGCGCGTCTCGCACACGTTCTAGCATTGGTCCCGACTGAGATCGTCGACGTGTTCCTCGAAGGAGTCACTGAGACCTTCGCCAAAGCGGTACGTCGAGAGATCAACATCACCTCTCATACTGCTGAGAAAATTGCGGCTCCAACTTCTGCGTTTCGGTATTTGGACGAATTAGCAAGTCAAGGAATGGAGATGAACTGGCTCCATCGCATATGGAGTCACCATCAAGAGGTGGACCACTTTATGCCGAAGGTCGTTCTCCCCTTATTCCCTTTCAAGGAGATCGAAAAAAATATACGAAGGCAGTACCGTACGAGCAATAAGGTACGAGCAGCATTGAGTTCCACTGCACGTAGAGTTCGCTTCGACAGAAATGAGTACCTGATAATCGAAGACCCCAAGACTGGGGCAGTTACCTCGGTTAGTCCAGAAACTCTCGAAATGCTGGAGAACATCGGTTTGTTCAACTGGACTACATCAGCGAGAAGTTATGACGAATAGAGGCGCCTCAAGGGCGCCTTTTGATGATCGGAACGGCACCTGGAGGCCGTTTTTTACGATGCGGATGACTACAGAACCGCGATGCTGATGTGCGTAAACAGCCACCAAAGCCCCCAAATTGTGCCTCCAATCGACGCCAGAGCCCCAATCGCGGCCCAGATCATGAGAAAATAGAGAAGATTTCCAAGTCCAGTCATGATCAGGCTCCTACACCGAGATAATAGAGTTCGTTGCCCTGCCGGATGTCGATCTGGAATGGCATGCTGCCGCTCAGCTCCTTCATCAGCTTCGTGAATTTCGTGATGTTGGCGCGGTTGGACGAACCGGTCGCCAGCATGAATTGCCAGTAGTGAGTGTGCAGCTCGGCCAGCGAGATCGACTGCTCGGCGCCCCACTTCAGAACCGTGCCAGGCGACGTCAGGAAGTGACGGACGGTGTTGTTGTCCGCTGCCATTGCGTCGATCAGAGCCAGGCACGACGTCGGGACCGTGAACTTGCCCATGTCCATCAGCCGCTTGTAACCCTGGACCGCCCAGGCGACGATCGCCTCCCGCTCGTGCTCGAGGATCTGGCTGTCGAGATCGATAATCCGCTTCGACGGATCGACGCGATTGTTGAACTCGAGGATCAGCCAGCGACGATTGAAGCCCTCGGAGCTGTCGCGCGTCTTCGGCAGGAAGTTCGAATTGAACCAGTGAGCCGCTTCCGGCTCGAAGCTGAACGGCTGGGCATTCTTGAACTGCACCGTGAGCTCTTCACCGGAGATGATCTTCTTGAAGATATCGCCAGGGATCGGCCGGGACTCCGACAGCTCGCCCGCGAAGTTGATGACCTTGCCGAACATCTCGGCCGGCAGGAACTTATCGCCCCAGTCGGTCGGCGCGATCGACGAGCTCGAGCCGTAAGGCACCAGACCCTTCATGATCGACTGGAGGACGGACTTGCCGGAACCAGCCTGGCCGAACAGCAGGAACGCCATCTCGAAGAAGGGAGCCTTACCCATCAGGGAGACGCCAATCGCCTCCTGCAGGGCCAGCAACTTGTCGCCGTAGTCGGCATCCGAAGCCCAGCAGTCGTTCAGGAAAGCATCAAACATCGGCATATGGCCGGCCTTCTCCGGTGTGTACCGGTAGGGCAGGGTATAGGTCATGCCGTAGTCTTCGGCGTGGGCGACCAGTTCCAGGTTCTCGGTCAGATAACCATTGGCAAAGTTCACGCCCTTGACGTACGAGTTCCGAAGCGGAGCTGCAGCGAGCGCCTTCATCACCTTCAGAATACCGGTGTGGTCACCCTGGCGGCGTCCAGCGGGATACGAGCCGTAGTTCTCAGCGATGATCTTCAGCAACTCGGCTTCCTGGCACTGAACCCAGGCGGCGCCCCGCCACTGCCAGAACTTCGAGGCGTCATAGCGGACGTCGCCATAGACCTTCAGGAAGTTGAGGCAGGCTTCGGCCAGCTCGGCGTGCGTCTCACCCGTGATATCGCCGCGGCGAAGGGTCAGCAGCTGCTTCTTCAGGTCAGTCAGTGACAGAACATTGGTCTGCTGGTTGGCGATGAACTTCAGGACCATCGCTTCTTCGAGCGGCCCCATCGTCGGATTGGCGCGGACAATGCGGTCCAGAGCCACATTCACGGCATTCATCCGGCCTTCCGACCGCGGATCTGGGTGACGCTCGACCTCAGCCGCAAGATAATCGAGGATCATCTGGACGGACCAGGTCTTGTCGTCTTCCGTGAAGGAGAGGCCAAGTTTATCGAGGTCTTCCTCGCTGAGACCTTCGTCCCAACCCAGCGGCAGGGCCTTGCGAGCCTCCGACGTCACATCGCGGACGAGAAACTCGACGACCTTCGCCTGAGCCTTGTCGACAGAGAGTGGATCCCCGACAACCTTCTCGACGAAGTTGTCGACCCAGGCCTTCATCTCACCGAGAACCTGCAGCAGCGAACGCTCGCCGCGAAGTACAGCCCGGGCCAGGAGGCCGGCCATCCATACCATTGTCGCGTCACGAGCACCGGCTGGCACGTAGCTGGCACTCTTGTTGCCACCACCGGTGGACACAGCAATGCCGGCCTCGCGGAGGGCGCTCTTCAGTACCCGTTCGAAATCCATCGGCAGGGGAGGGGCGTTCTTGGCGATTTCCCAGAGGTTACCATTCGCCGTATAGGGCAGCTTGGTGTCCGGATGGATCGACGGCGGCAGCACGAACTGCGTGCCCTTCGACAGGATTTCGCAGATCATCGAGCCATCTTCGGCCTTGATACGAGCAGTCCGCTCACCTGACCACCGATAAACCTGGACCCGGCCCTTGCGGCCGACGCGGTGCCACGGGCTCGGCGGCAGGATACGATCTAGCACCTGCAGCACGACTGGATCTTCAGAGTCGATGTCGATCGCGACGAGACCGGCGCTCGGTCCCATCGGGAGACCGATGTTTCCGGATGCGAACGCGTTCAACCAGCCCTGCTGCTCTTCTTTGGTCGGGAAGGCGTCGGAGTAAGTCTGCCAACGTGGGATCGCAGGACGTTTGTTCTCGTAGATCAGTGGGATCGCGGGAAGGCCAGCGTCCCAATACAGCTGAGCATGGCTTGCGAAGATGTTACTGACCATTGCTGAGCACTCCGTCGATACGCTTCATGAAGTCCGTGATCTGATCCTTGCTGAGGACTTCATCCATGAACTGGATGACGATCGACCGAAACTCGTTGATCTGCTTGAGGTTTGCCGCCCGCTCGAGGTTGTTGAGGAGCTTCTCGACCAGGGACGTTTTGGTCTTGAAGTACTGAAGCTTCTCGGAGGTATCGCCGGCACCAAGCCCCTGGCCGTAGGCCTCGAGGTCATTGATGATCTTCTGGATCTGGATGTTGATCGCGACGATCTCGTCACCCTCGAAGAGATCAGGCACTTCGGCGCTGACTGCGACCTGCTGAGTGAAGAAGTCCTTCACGGTCTGCGGATAGGGGCACTTCGGGTTGTTGAGGAAGTCTTTGTTTTCCGCGATGTTGCGGAACACTCGGTTAATCAGGAGGATCTGGTCCTCCGAGATATTCGGAAAATATGTGGATTGCATGGTAGCTCCGTGACTGTCGGAGACCGATGTAGAAAATGAGTGGTCATTTGGCTACATCCGACAGTTCTGAGTACTCTGTACTCTGAGCGCAATTTGAAAATCTCTCGCGCCGTCCCCATATAATCTCTCAATGTACCGCAACGACTATCTGACCGATTTTCGCTCACAACTGCGCCAGCGATTTGCGGAAGACTCGGTCAATATGTCCCAGTCGGAGTGGATCGAAAGAAATACCCACCTCCGCAAGAAGCAGTTTAGCTTCGATGGGTATGAGTTTCAGCGTCAGATTGTCGACGACATGCACCCCGATATGTATGTCATCAAGTGCTCTCAGATCGGTCTCACCGAAGTCCAGCTCCGCAAGTTTGCGGCTTTCCTGACCCGCACGACGGCGATAAATGCGATCTTCTCCTTGCCCACTGACGTGATGTTCAAGCGCGTGTCGCAAACCCGTTTCGGGCCGCTGATCGACGGCGAGCAGGTCTTCAACATGACCAACGGCGCCAGCAAGCCGGTACGATCGGTGGGCCTCTACCAGATCAACCAGTCCTTCGGGTTCTTCACCGGAGGTAAGGAGTCGGACGCGACCTCGATCAACGCGGACGCTCTGTTTCAGGACGAAATTGACCTGGCTGACCAGGAGATGCTGGCTCTATACCAGTCACGTCTCCAGGGCTCAGACTACAAAATCACGCAGTCATTCTCTACCCCGACCTTCGAAGGTTTCGGCGTCCACAAAGGCTTCCTGGCCTCTGATCAGCACGAGTACATGCTGAAGTGTGAAGCCTGCAACCACTACAACATCCCATATTTCAACCCGAAATTCGTGTGCCTTCCAGGCCTGTCCGGAGATATCAATGACCTGTCAGAAATCGACTCAGAACTTGCTGACAAGCTGGACCTTGGAGCCGCCTACATTCGCTGTGAACATTGTGGGAAGCGTCTTAACACCGCTGATCCTTCGCTGCGGCATTGGGTGCCTCGCTATCCTGGGCGCCGCACTCGTGGTTACCGCGTAAGTCCATTCTGCGTCCATAGGATCGCCAAACCCAGCTACATCGTCGACCAGCTGGTCAAGTACAAAGCCAAGGACGCGATCCGCCGATTTTACAACACCGTGCTGGGAGAGGCATACAACGACGCCAGCGCCCGCCTCAGCGAGGTCGACATCCTCGCCGTCATGAGAGGCGAGGGGAAGGTCGAGATCTCCAACGAGCCGGTGTTCTTAGGTATCGACGTCGGCCTGACATGTCACATCGTCCTGGCGCACATGGGGCAGGGGTATCCGATCGTCTTCGACTTCCGCCAGGTGACGGCTGATGTCCTCGTCGATGAGGTCAATGCGATCCTCTCGACCTACAATGTCATCGGCGGTTGCATGGACCGCAACCCCTACACACCTCTTGCGAACGAGATCCGCGACCTGTCAGCGGGACGCATCCTGCCGGTGGAATATGCCTCGTCGACAGGTGCCGCACCCGTTCAGATGATGAACGACGAGCTCGACCAGCTCAGCCACGTTCGTGGCAACCGCACGACGATGATTGACACCGTGGCCGGCGCCATCCGCAAGCGCAAGGTGTCCATGTACGGCTACGGTCGGATGCAGCGCCTGATCCTCGATCACCTGCAGGACATGGTCCGCATGGAGCATGAAGTCAACGAGAAGACGAAGGAAGAGATCCCGGCTCGTTGGCAGAAGCTGACCGGCAATGACCACTTCTTCCACGCCCTCGCTTATCTGTTCTTCGCCATGCGGGTGAACACGACCATCGACTTTCACCAGGAAGATCCGCGGACCCAATTCACCCATTCAAACATCATCATTCCGATGGGAAATGCAGCAAGGCTTGGCGTGAACCGCAAGCGCCGCAGCCCCATATCTCTCGGACGAATTTAGGGACACCCACATGGCCGGTTTGGGCAGCGCAATCCTCAACATCATCGCCCCGAAATCCAAGGCCAAGAGTGGTGGCATCTCCGCGACGGGCACGTACACCCCGCAGCAGTCGCAGAACATCCTTACCGCACCTCAGTATCAAGACCACCTGACGGACATATTCTCGTCTCGTGCGTCAGACGATGCTCGCACTCTCATGGTACAGCTCTTTGAGCACGACCCAGATGTATCGGCCGCTGTGTCGGCCTATCTCACCATGGCTAATACCCAGCCGATCATCCTTGTCCGCGACCTGGATGGGCAGATCGACGCTGAGGCGACCAAGGCGCTGCTGCAGCGCATCAAGTTCATGAGCGTGCCCACGGATTACACCAAAGGCTTCCAGATGAAGCAGAACCTCGAGCAGTGGTGCGAGGAGTTCCGCTACATGGTGCTGCTCCGCGGTGGCATCGGCATCGAGCTGGTCATGGACGAGAGGATGTTGCCGGCCGACCTGCGGAACGTCGATCTTAATTCGGTCGAGTGGTTCGAACGGAAGCCTGGCGAATACAAGCCCCGCCAGAAGGTGTCGGGCATGACGGATGGTATCAATCTCGACATCCCGACGTTCTTCGTCTCCTACTATCGCCAGAACCCGACCAAGATCTATTCGAACAGCCCGTTCGTCTCGACCATCAACACGATCGCGGCCCGCCAGCAGGTCATCAACGACCTCTACCGCATCATGCAGTACACCGGCTACCCGCGCCTCGAGGTGAAGGTCGTCGAGGAAGTTCTGCGAAAGAACATGCCGGCCAACGTCAAGCTAGACGAAGCCAAGCAGAAGGAGTGGATCAACGCCCGCATGGGTGAAATCCAGAACTCGGTGATGGACATCCGTGCCGACACCGCGTTCGTGCATATGGACTCCGTCGAGCCAGGTATCATGAACGAGAAGTCCCCCGGCGCGGGCATGGACATCTCCAAGGTCATCGATACCCTCAACGCCCAGAACCAGGCAGGCCTGAAGACGATGGCGACGGTTATCGGACGAGGTCAGGCAGGCGTGAACACGGGTTCTGTCGAAGCGCGTATCGCAGCAATGAACGCCGACGAGCTGAACACACCGGTCGCCGCGGTGCTCAGCAACATCTTCTCCTTCATGATCCATCAGGACGGCTACCAGGGCTTCGCTGAGGTGATCTTCGTCAAAGGTGAGCTGCGACCCGAGCTGGAGCTGGAACCGCAGCTGACGATGCGCCAGAGCCGCCTGCTGACGGATCTATCCCACGGCCTCATCACCGACCTGGAATACCATCTCCAGATGTATCATCGGCTCCCACCGGATGGTGCTCCTGCGCTAAGCGGCACAGGCTTCATGACTCCTGCACCAGCTGGCGGTGAGATGGACACACCAACTCCGAACTCGGACCCGCTCGGCCGTTCGCTGGCGCCGGAAGGTTCAAAGATGGCTAAGAGCAAGCAGGTCAAGGCCAGGGCTTAATTACCCGAACCTATACCAGGTCGGTCAAAACATCCTAGTTTCAACATTTTGGTCGTAAGGCTTAGGACAGCCGCGTCTTCGGGCACTCGAGCACGTTTATTTCGCAAAAGAGAGCATTGCACCTGTAGCTCGGTGGTGTCCGTTGCACCCGGCACACTTTCGTAGAGTGGCCTTTCTGATGTGCTGTTTGGGTAAGGATTGCTGAAGCTCCCTAGATAATCTTCATCAAGTTTCGGATCGAGCAGCTGCGGGGCCAGTTGGGGCCTGACCACCGCTGGTGCTGGCTTTTCGGAAACCCAGAACGCCGGATACAGACTCCCCACAGTATACAAGCTGAAACAGGCAAGCAGGATGCCCGTGGCCTTTTTGACCAAGAGCGACGGCCGCGGAAGAAGCCATCCGGCCAGACCAACAGCAATCCCACATATCACTAAGAATTCACCGTCGATGCGCATCGGGACCTCCCAACCGCGACTTTGTCGCAAGTTTCCAGTTAACCATAAGTTGTTTATGGCGTGAACTGATACGAAACAAGAACATGAGAATTTAGCGTTACTGAGGGAAAGGTTCAGCCCGACCCGTCCAAGGGTCCGTGAGCTCTAAGGCGGCTAAGAACGAGATAGCTAGAAGTTAGGCCACCTCAGGGGTTGTGCCTATGTGGCGTAGCTCCCTGCCCAAGGCTTAAATTCGACCCCAACTTCCGTCTCTTCTACGACAAAAGCGAATGCAGTCTGATGAAGTTCATCATCCAGAGGAGACTCATATGTAACGCAACCTACGACGAGCCTTGCGACCATTCTGTCGATCTCGTTCGGCCAGTCCTCCACCTTGAAGCTCCAATACCATGGGCGAGAGAAGCTCTCCCCTGGTCCGAGCAAGATGCCAAGCTGAACACCTGTCTCTCGAGTTTGCTTAGAGATTTTGGCAAGGACCTCCGCTTCATGGCCTAGTGGAGCTGAAGCTACTACCGTATGAGCCCGAATTGCTGGGCTCATACCGACGTTCTGGTATAGAACGTTAATCGATATTCCGGATCCGTCTTGCCGCTTTTCAAGATCGCCGTCCGCTAAAATCTCCACGTTGATCCACGGGCGGCTAGCGCTTCCTCGAAGTTTGAGAAGGTTTAGCTGCATCGCTCGTGCGGCTAGATAAAGCTCCCTAATCCAGTACAGTATGACGAGGACACCAACCGATGTGATGACTTCAACGACCAAAATCCACGTGGACCATACACCACTTATTTCTACGGTCATATGCTAGTTCTCATCTGGTTGTCGGCAGTAGGGAGGGGAAGACTGTGATACATCAAGATTTCAACTTGGAAAATGCTGCTAAGATTGGCGCTCTCGCATTCGGTACCGCAGCGGCCACCTA